GAAGAGTTGGACGATTCGTACTTGCGAAACATGCAACGCCGTAAGCGACGACTCCAAAAGGTTCAGATTAAGCAGATGGTCTTTTTAATTGATCCAGATACCAAGGAGGTTTTTGATGGTCCTGCATTTGAAGATGGACAGCGTCTACTTAGATTGGGACAGATGACATCACCGGTACAGATACGCTGGCTGCCTGACCTTCAGCTTGCGTAAGCACGTCCTCTAAAAAGCCATCACAGATGGTTGCCCAGCTCTTGAACTGGTAGGCTCGAACCTTTGCACGCTTTTCTGGCAAGGTGGCAATCATGGACTCCATTGCGTTGGTTACATCGGAGGGCGCAAAGGTTGGTGATGAGAATCCATGGGGCATACCTCCAGGGAAGTAATACTTTCCATTGGATGGAATGAATTCAGCGGTTGAAGTATCCAAGAAGGTTCGATAACTTCCCACATCGGTCACAATCTGGGGCGCTCCTACATACATGTGTTCGAGCTGACACAGTCCAAATCCTTCTCCATCCGATGTATTGATTCCGATATCGGCTGCATTGTAGAGCTGATTAATGGCTTCATCGGTTAATAGATTGGGAGGAGACGTATCAATCATGAGAATACGTCGTCCAAACTCTTGGAAATCCATTCCATTGTCTTTGAGTTCCTCTAGGTAGATACGCTGAATGTCGTAATGTGCACCTGTTTGAGGTTGAAGGTTGGATGCGATGATCAAATAATAAGGTTTTGTAGGGTGTCTCTTCAGAAGTCCCACAAACCCTGCGACAGTTAAGTCCATACGTTTACGTTGACTGTTGCGATTGGCGTTGAGGATCACAACTGCGTCTGTAGGAAGTGCTAAATTGGTTTGTCGGATAACCTTGCGTGCATCTTCAGACATACAGGTATAGGTTGTAGGATCCACTGCATGTTCCAAGATACGAACATCTGGAAACGGGCCGTACTCTAAGAACTTTGATTTCCAGATGTCTGTGAAGCAGTAGATACGGTCTGCGTGCTTCTGTAGTATTTCAATCAATGGAGGTGCAACGCCTGTATAGACTTGGTCTACATACAACCAAAGCTTGTAGGTTGATTTTCCTTGTTCATGTTTGATTGAGTCAATGAACTTGCTAATTGTATAGGGATCATTGTAGATCATCACAACATCCGGTTGTACCATCTCAATATACTCGCCAAGTTTATTGTAACCGAACCCCTCTTCCTTTGGGTCTTCGTTTGCAGCTGCATCGTAGGAAGTTATCCCTGCAGGATACTTACGAAAACTTGAACGACCAATATGTCGTTGAAATCCAAAGTGGAAGGTCTTGACTTTGGGAGCAAGAGTCGCCAACTGGTTTACCATATTGTAGCTCACCTTGGAGTAGCCAGTGATCTGATCAATGTGTGTACTGACAAGTAGAAATCTCATTATCTAATAGGAGAATCTCTCGCGTAAATCACAAATGCAGGTGAATTCTGCTCAAGATTGGCTGACCCGACACAAAAACCGAATCCTTGCCCGAACCATTAATGTAGACCCTTCTCCTCAGTCACGTGAATCCAACACACTCTATACATCCTTGATTGCAAACGGAGCCACTCAGCGTCAGCGATTTGTAGCGCCCTTTCAAGGTGCGCGTGGCGGTGCGAGTGGTGGAGCAACCTATTCCAGTGATTGTTGTTTGAGCAACAACGCTACAGGAGTCTTTGGTACCTTCCAGGTGATAACGGATCGAGGTATTGTTCCTTACAACGGTCGTTCCGTCCAACCTATGAGTGTGCGCATTGTGTCTTAAAGAAAGCATAGGGGAGTATACAAATGCCCGGTGGCTTAATGCAATTAGTGGGGGTCGGGGCCCAGAATGAGTTAGTCAACGGAAATCCTTCCATGACTCATTTTCGCTCAGTCTACCGCCGTCATACGAACTTTGCAATGGAACAGATTCGAATGCCTTTCACTGCATCGAATTTGGAGTTTTCAACGACAGGCACTCGAACGATTTCATGTCGTATCGATCGCTATGCTCAATTGTTGAACGATTGTTATCTCAATATCATACTTCCAGACATCTGGTCGCCTCTAAAGAATTTGAACGGAGCCAGCCCCCCTGCAGGGTACGACGCGCGTACACAGGCGATCGGATACGAGTTTGAATGGATTCCCAATATTGGATACAACTTGATTGATCATGTGAACTTGACGATGAACGGACAGGTGATTCAATCCCTTCGCGGTGAATGGTTGAAGTTGTACTCCTACATGACACACGATGCCAATAAGCGAACCATTGTCGACCAGATGGTGGGTAATGTACCTGAAGTCTACGACCCTGCACATGCATACGATCGTAATGGGCAATATCCTCATGCGATTACACCCACGGTTCTTCCTACTACAGCCCCGCAAACCAAGATACCTGAACCTTCCATTCGCAGTCGTCGATTGGTGATTCCACTTCACTTTTGGTTCTGCGAGAATCCAGGGTTGGCACTTCCATTGGTGTCCCTTCAAAACGCAGAAGTCTATATTGAAGTCACTCTACGTCAGTTGTCGGATCTGTATACAGTGGTCGATACGAATCCAACCTCGCTGACCTTTGGACAACGTGTTCGTCCAGTGAACTATCCAATGAGCCTTTTCTTGAGCCCACCTTTGTCCGTAGGGACTGCTAGCAACACCAATGCAACGACTTGGTTTCCGGACCCATACATTGAAGGTAACTTCATCTATTTGACGGAAATGGAGATGAATCAATTAGCTGTAGCCGACCAGACGTTCTTAATCAAGACCGTTAAGTACATCAATAAAGAGGGACAGTTTGGAGGCAATACGGATTTGGAAATCCCGATGTTCAACTTAGTAACACGGATTGTCTTTGCAACGCAACGTTCAGATCGTATGTTGTTGAATGATTGGGACAACTACACGAATTGGGCATCGTCCAATCGTGCGCCTTGGTCTGCGATTAACTCGGATTTGAATACATTCTTATATTCATCAGGACAACAACAAGTGTCTTCAGTCTACCCTCGAGATTCGGTCATTGATGGACTCATTCTCTTTGATGGTAAAGAGCGTATCCAAACCAAACCATTACCGTTCTTTTCATTGTTGCAGATGTATCGACACACAACGGGTGAGACCACTGGAATGCCCGGTGTTTATATGTACTCCTTTGCGTTGGACAATGGGTCCTATCAACCTTCAGGCGCTGCAAACGGAAGTATGTTTAACAAAGTCATTTTACGGTTAACACTTCAACAGCCTCTTCCATTGTCGGTGAATCCAGAGGGAGACAGTACCTCTACAGAGGTGTGCGTGTTAACTTCAACCTTATTCAGTCCAAATCCGACCGTGATTCCAGCAGCCAATGTGAACTTGCTCGATCCTAGAACAGGGAGACGACTCTATCCTCCCGGAACGATTACCACTGTCATTCGAACCAATGATACGGTGATCTTTACCTTTACGTACAATGTTGGAGTCTATGTAGAGTCGATTAACTTCTTCCGCATCGTATCGGGCTTGGGCAATCTTGTATTCGCATCATAATAATGAGTGGTGTCTATTTAGAATCCGCCTATTATGGCGACGAAAAGGCCTTTGCAAACATCACAAAGAGTTTAGCAAAGAAAATCACTGCAGGTGTCTTGGATGTCACTTCCAACAGTGAACTGAAACCTACCTTTGAAGCCGCTCCTGAGACGAGCTTAGATTCAAAGGATGAAAAGTCAATCCGTGAACAAGCAGTTAAAGCCTGTGGAGGTGAAGCAGACCAAAAATGTTTGGAGGCCAAGAAGCTTCAACTCAGTCAGGAACGACTCAAAGAAAAGGAGATGGAAGATCTTGGAAAGGGTGTGATCAAAGGGGAACGATTAACAGTCAACGTTGTCGAGAATGGTAAGCGAAAGACCTTAATTACACCTGCAGGTCAGAAGTTTCGTCTTGAGAACATTTTGGGAGACAAGGCGTCCGACAAAGATGCAATCATGGCACTTCCCTCTCCCTCCGCGTTCCAAAATCAAGCCATTGCGTTGATTACGATTGTCTTGAGCACATTTATGTATGTATTCGCAATTGTGGCCGTGTACGCAATCTTTATGAACGAAGCTGTAAAAACTGGAAAGGATTACTTCCGTATCGTTGCGTATGTAGGTGCAGCTGCATCCGTTCTATTTCCAGGTACAGGGTTTCTCATCATTCTAGGATACTTTGGATTCAGAGCATTTATGGACAACATACAAAAGGAATGATTCAACTCAAATGGCTCATTGCAGGGTTGATTGCTGGATTGTTGATTTCGACTGTTTTGATTCCACCGACCCGAAAGAAGGTCTCCATTCCTCAACCCAATGATTCAAGTATCTACCATACAGACTCGGGATGTGTTCGCTTTGATGCAGTGGAAGTACCCTGTGTCTCAGAGCCAGATTCATTGAACCTACTCGCAAGTCTCGCTAAGAAACAATGATTCACTTCGCTCAAGTCATTGAACGAGCCTCTCCTTTCTTTTCATTCGTCATTGGACTTGGGATTGCCGCAATCCTATTTCACCGCAACTACTCCACGGTGCTCACCTTGGGAATGCCCTTGAAAGATACAACCGACAAGGTCGTCAAGGTGGACGGTAAATGCTACCGATACCGCGTGGAAGATGCATCGTGTGAAAACCCGTCTAATGAATAAACAATGGACGATTCTACATCTCTCGACGCTCTGTTGAATGCAAACCCCCAAGGACCCCAGTCGCAACCCCCTGTGATTCCGATGCCCAGTATCCCGGCACCTGGATACTCGACCATGGCACCGTCCTTCAAACCCACACTACCCGCGATGCGCTGGATGGCTTCTTCGGCCAGCCTGTACATTGCTTTCTTCCTTGCAGCTGCGATCATTTCGTTATCCATTCCTCGTAACATGCTTCTTCAATATGTTCCGAATGCCTACACCGGTTCAGGAGTCGTCAGCTGGACAGGTGCAGGTGTATTAGGTCTCGGTGCGGTCATCCTCGCACATCTTCTGAATGGGTTCATTTCAAGTATCCTCGGATAAAAAATGGATTTAGTTTGGACAAAGGTTTGGACCTCCCCCTACAATGCAGAACTTTCCCTCTCACTATTCTAAACTCGAACGCGAACTCTTGA